CGACATTCCCAAGCGTCGGCGGTACAGCTCCGGATGCTCAGACTGTGTCACTATCATTCCAAGTCGTAGGAACACCATCCGAGACTTTCTCAGCTTAATCAAACGAACGGGAGCATATAAATGAGAACAACAATCACAATTGAATACACATCCGGCGAGGCTGTCACTTATGTGGCAGCTCCACCGGAGTGGGCTAAGTGGGAACAAAAGACAGGATTCAGCATTCAGCAAGCGAGCGAAAAGATTGGAATTTCCGATCTTCTCTTCTTGGCGTATAACTCCATGAAGCGCGAAGCTGCCGGCAAACCTGTCAAACCGTTCGAGGCATGGTGCGAAACCGTCGCAGATGTGCAAACGGGAGAAACAGATAGCCCAAAAGCTACGCCGTCGGAAGCCTAAATCGACTTCTTGTCGAGCTCGCCATTGCGACCAATATCCCAATGAGCGAGTGGCATACGGCGGAGCAGATTGTCACAGCAATCGAGATCTTGGAGAAAAGAAATGGCAAATAAAGCCGGAAGAGGCAGATTCGACATCACCGTCGATCCGGTGGAATTTCGCAATCTCATCGGCTTATTGAATGCTCTTGACAAAGAGACTCAAGATGAAATCAGATCCAAAGCTCTTCCAATGTCTCAGCGCCTTGCTGGTCAGCTTCTTATGTTCAGCCAATCGGCACCGGCTCCACAAACAAAGCTTGTCGCTCAAACAATTACAGCAAAGCGCGATCGATTGATTCGAGTGGACATCGGTGGATCAAAGAAGGTCGGTCGCAAGTACGGCGGCGAAACTTCAAAGTCAGGCAAAGGCAGGGTTCGACAGCAAGCTGCGCCCGCCGGTGCATTGCTATGGGGAACGGAATTCGGATCGCATCCGGGGCTTGACAGCATCGGTCGTCGATACACAGACAGATTCAAAGCTTCAAAGAATCCGCGCGGATATTGGATCACTCCGGCGGTTGATTATTATGTGCCAATCGTGGCGCGTGAATATGCTCAGATGGTTCAAGATGTAGTCAAGAAAGCGGGGCTCGACTAATGGCAGGAATTCCAAAAGTCAAGATCACTTTTGACGCTGACTTCGATGAACTCAAGCGCGGCGTCAAAGGTGCGACAAATGAAGTCGAAGGCTTTGGCGACAAGGTTGGAAAATTTGGCAAAGCGGCAGGGGCGGCATTTGCTGTCGCCGGCGCAGCTGCGCTCGCGTATGGCGCTGTACTTCTCAAGCAAGGCGTCGAGTCTGCAATCGCTGATGAACAGGCTCAAGCAAAGCTCGCGACTACATTACAAAATGTTACCAATGCGACCGATGCACAAATCAAAGCCGTCGAAGATCAGATTCTTAAAACTTCACTTCTCACAGGCAAGACAGACGATGAGCTGCGTCCAAGCTTTGAACGCTTTGTCCGTGCCACCAAGGATTCGGAAGAGGCTCTCAAGCTTCAGCAAGTCGCTCTCGATGTCTCAGCCGGATCAGGCAAGTCTCTCGAGGCTGTCACCAATGCAATGGCAAAGGCAGCCGAAGGCAACACGGGCGCTCTCTCAAAACTAGGCGTCGGGCTCACAGCTGCACAGCTCAAGACGATGTCTCTCGATGAAATCACAGCTTCACTCGCTAAGACTTTCGGCGGACAGGCAGCCGTTCAAGCTGACACATTTGCGGGCAAGATGGCGCGTCTTCAAGTTGCTTTCGATGAAGGCAAAGAGACAATCGGATCATTTGTTCTCGATGCCATCACGCCAATGATTGACACCGTCGTGAATAAAGTCATTCCAACAATTGCGACTTTTATCAATTCAATCGGCGGCACCGACGGGCTTAAAGGTACATTCGAGAATGTCATCGAGTTAATTGTCTCAATCTTTCAACCCGTACTCGAAGGCATCAAATTTGCTTTCGATCAGATTAAAGACGCGGTCATGGGCAACAAAGAGCAATTCATTGCTTTATTCAAATTCTTGAAAGACTTTGTGGCTCCATTCATGGGCGGCGTGTTAAAGATTGCCATTCAGGGAATCGGTATCGCTCTCGGAGTTGTGATTAATGTCGTCGGAAACCTTATCAGCGGATTTCAAACTCTCTTTGGAATCATCAATTCGGTCGTCTCATCCATTCAAAGATTGATTTCGCTTGTAGCAAACAATCCCGCGGTCAAAGGTATCGCCGGCGTAATCTCAAGCGCATTTGGTGGCTTCCGTGCCAATGGCGGATCAGTATCGGCAGGGACTCCGTATGTCGTAGGCGAGAAGGGCGCGGAGCTCTTTGTACCTAATTCAAGCGGCACAATCGTGCCAAATAGCGCAATGGGCGGATCAACAATCAACATCACCGTGAACGGCGCAATTGACGCCGAGGGTACGGCTCGCACAATCGTCGATGTCTTGAATCGCTCAAATGCTCGAGACACTCTCGGGGCGAATCGATTGGCTTTTGTATGAGCATTTGGTCGCCTGTTTGGAGCATTGAAATCGATGGCGTGGAGTACACGGATGTCACTCTCGCCAATATGTCTTTGACTTCCGGTCGAAATGACATCTACACGCAAGCCATTGCCGGATATTGCAATTTGACGATTATTAATCTTTACGACGAGGGCTTCAATCCAAGCATCAATTCGAGCGTGACGGTCTTTGTACAAGACTCATCCGGTGATCCGGTTGCACTCTTTGGCGGTTCAATCACAGACATCATCGTGGGCGTTCAATCAGGTGGATCCATTGGAGTCACTCAGACAATCCAAATCACGGCTCTAGGGGCGCTCTCAAGGCTTCCAAAGGTACTCACAGAAGGCGTCTTAACAAAAAAGTTAGACGGCGAACAAATCTATGACATCCTCGAAGGGATTCTCTATAACACTTGGAACGAAGTACCCGCAGCTCTGACATGGGCTGGATACAATCCAACGACGACTTGGGCAAATGCAGAGAATTCAGGGCTTGGCGAAATTGATACAGGCAACTACGAATTGACGGCTCGATCAGCCAATGTCACCGATGCATATTCGCTTGTGGCAGCTTTGGCAAATTCAGGATTGGGCTATCTGTACGAGAACGCTTATGGTCAAATTTCCTATGCTGACAGCACTCATCGAAGCTCGTATCTTGCCACAAATGGATATGTGGATTTGAGCGCCAATGACGCTTTTGCTTCCGGTCTTCAGCTTGCAACTAGATCCGGCGATGTCCGAAACTCAATCACCATTAAATACAAGAACAATCAGCAAATTTCGGATTTCGAGCAAGCGTCGATTGATTTGTACGGAGCTTTGGCTCAATCGATTCAGACAACCTTGGAAAATGAAGCCGATGCGATATCTCAAGCTTCTTTCTATCTTGCGCTCAGAGCCTACCCGAGAGCCAATTTTAATCAAATATCGTTCCCAATAGGATCACCGGAAATCGATGATTCAGACCGAGACAATATGCTCAGAGTCTTCATGGGAATGCCGGTGACAATCAACGATTTGCCGAACAACATGGGATTGCGATTCCAAGGTTTTGTCGAAGGCTGGCAATTCCAAGCGGGAATCAATTCTCTGACGCTTTCCATTTACTTGACGCCGACCGAATTCTCACTTCAGGCAATGAAGTGGGACGATGTGAGTGGCGCCGAGTCTTGGAATACTCTATCGAATACACTTATATGGGACGACGCTTTCATAGTCGCTTAAAGGAGAAAACATGGCAAAGAGAACGCCGTTGATGTTCGGAAGCCACCGGCTCCGCCGCCACCGCCGCGACCCGTACCGCTTTGTCCCACATTGGTGTTGTATCCGCCACCGGCTCCGCCGCCGACAACTAAATAATCAACTGAAGTCGGAAGTGGCTCCGCACTTGATCCAAAAATTCCTAGAAGTGTAGGTGTCAAGATAAATCGCCAATCACGGTAAAGGTGTTTGACCCTGTGCAAATGATTGTTGCCGCAGAGTATTGCTTCTTTAACTTAGGCGCTGAAGCTGTTGCGCCTGTTGATGTAATTGTCACTCCTGAACCTTGTGAAAGAGTGACTTGCCCTGCACCAATTTGCTGAATGTTGATGAGATTGCCTGTTGCAAAGACAGACGGTGGGACAGTCAATGTAATCGCGCTTGCGTTTGAGAGCGTCACAATCTTGCCAAGATCTGCCGCGACCAATGTGTAAGTCGTGCCGGTTTGCGCGTTGAAAGCGATTGTCGTGTCATCTTGTTCGATCCATGTGAAATCGAGATCTGTTCCTGATGCCTTTGAAAGTACCTGTCCGGTCGTGCCA